CGCCTGCGCGACGCCAGCGCGCCGGTGTTCCGCGACCGCGACATGGCGAAGAAGTGCCTGCGCATCAAGGCGCGCATGATCCGCGCGCTGGAGAGCGCCGACAAGCGCCGCGAGTACCGCGCCAGCAGTGGCCTGCCGGCGTTCGACAAGCTCGGCGGCATCAACCAGTAGACCGCGCAGCAGGGAGGCAGACATGCGACCCATCGACTTCGACGGCACGAACCGCGTCCTGCGCAAGCCGCCAGGCTGGACCGAGGAGCAGTGCGTAGACCTGCACGTGCGCGCCGAGCGCGGCACCTGCAGCAGTCGCTGGGTGCCGACGCCCGAGGAGCTGGCCGTGCTGCAGCGCGGCGGCGCCATCGAGCTGACCGTTGCCGGCGACACGCACCCGCCGGTCGCGCTGTCCGTCGTCACGCTGTGAGCGCCATGCAGCATGCCGTCGCAGTTGGTGCTCTCATGGCAGGAGTTCGACCAGGTGGTCGCCGGTATGGCGCAGTACCTGGACACGCGCCGCGTGCAGCGGCCGGTGATCGTGGCCGAGCCGCGCGGCGGTCTGGCGCTGGCGCTGGCGCTCTCGCACGCCGTGCCCGGTAGCCTGCTGGTGGTCGGCGCGGAGAGCATAAAGGCGCCGCCGGAGCAACTGCCGCCGGTGGTGTGGGTAGACGACATCGTGGACAGTGGGATCACGCTGCGCCGCGCCCGCGAGGTGTTGCCGCTGCGCGCCACCTGCCTGGCCTGGTGCACCAAGGTGGACGCCGGCGCGTTGCTGCAGGCGTTTCACCGCCGCGTCAGCGCCGACCGCTGGGTGGTGTTCCCTTGGGAGCGCAGGGACGCCCGCAGCGTGGCGCGCGACCAGGCAGCCTACCGGCAGGCGCGGGGCCTGCGATGAAGCGACAGGCGAAGCTGCCTGACGGCCTGGCCGCCAGGTTCACCGTGCGCCTGGAGCGCGGCAGCCGGCGGTACGTGCGCTGCCTGCTGTTCGCCAACCGCGAGGCCATGTACGTCTACTGGAAGGCGCAGCTGGCCACCGGCGCCTTCGGCCAGGTCGCGGCACGCAAGCGCCGCTGCGACTTCGTGGCGCAGACCAGCATGTGGCTAACGGTCAACGTGCCGCCGCGCGGCGCGCGCCGCCGCGCCAGGCGCATCGACAACTGCGTCGGCCAGGTCCTGTTCGACATCACGTGCGTCGGCAGCGGCCTGGTGGCACACGAGATGACGCACGTCGCGCTCGGGTACTGCGACCTGGTGCGCACGCTGCTGCAGCGCCGCCGCAAGCCGTTTGACCCGGTGCACGCCGAGCGCGACGAGGAGTGGTGCGCGCGCGTGGCCGGCGACGCGGTGTCCGGCTTCTGGCGCGCCTGGTGGCGGCGGCACCTGGATCGCGTGGCGCGGCGCTGCTACAGGCAGGCCGCGTGAGCGAGTCCATCGAAGAGTGGGCGTACCGCCACAGCGAAGCCGGCCAGGCAGAAGCCGCCGCGCGTGCGGCGGCCAGAACGCTGGTGGTGAGCGAGATCTTCGGGCCGACCGTGCAAGGCGAAGGCCCGAGCGCAGGCACGCCGGCCGTGTTCCTGCGCCTGGCCGGCTGCAACCTGGCGTGCAGCTGGTGCGACACGCCGTACACGTGGGACTGGAAGCGGCACGACAAGGCGCGCGAGACGGCGAAGCTGACCGTGGCTGCGGTGGCCGAGACGCTGCAGGTGCTGGCCACGGCCAAGGCCGCGCATGTGCCGCTGCTGGTGATCACCGGCGGCGAGCCAATGCTGCAGCAGCCGGCGCTGGTCAGCTTGCTGCACCTGGCGCGCCGCACGCTGTCGTGCATGCAGGCGGTTGAGATCGAGACGGCCGGCACGGTGGCGCCGGTGCCTGACCTGCCGGAGTGGGTCACGTTCAACGTGAGTCCCAAGCTGGCGCACAGCGGCAACGCGGTAGACAAGGCGCGCGTGGACCTGCGGCCGTTCTACGCGCACGGCTACACACCGCAGCAGCTGCGCCTCAAGTTCGTCTGCCGCACGGCGGCCGACGTGCTGGAGGCGGCGGCCGTGGCCAAGGCGGCCGGCTACCCGGTCGGCCAGGCCGGCGTGCCTCCGGTGACGATCATGCCGGAAGGCGTGGACGTGTGGCACCTGGCAGCCACGGCGCACGAGCTGCTGCCGGCCATCTACCAGCGGCGCGGCTTCGTGCTCGGCTGGCGCCTGCAGACCAGCCTCTGGGGGGCCCGCCGTGGCGTGTGACCAGGCAAAGCTGGAGCAGGCCGGCCGCTTGCTCCTGGAGGCCATCGGCGAGAACCCTGACCGCGACGGCCTGGTGGAGACGCCGGCGCGCTGGGCGCGCTGGTGGCGCGACTTCATCGACGGCGACCACGGCACGCCCACCACGTTCACGCAGCCGGCCGACGACGACCAGCTGGTGGTGGTGAGCGACATGCGCGTGTGGTCGCTGTGCGAGCACCATCTGCTGCCCTTCTGGTGCGACATGGCGGTGGGCTACGTGCCGCGCGGGCGCATCCTCGGCCTGTCCAAGTTCGCCCGCCTGGCGCGCCGCTGCGCGGCCAAGCTGCAGGTGCAGGAGCGCCTGGTGCGCGACGTGGCGGCGGCGGTGCAGGAGGCGACTGGCAGCGCGGACGTGGCGGTGCTGGCGCGCGGCGAGCACCTGTGCATGACCCTGCGCGGCGTGCGCACGCCCGCGCTGATGACGAGCAGCTGCCTGGGGGGCCGCTTCTACGACGGCCCGCTGCGCGCCGAGTTCCTTGCGCTCGCCGCCGGCCGCGTGCGATCCTGACTGTCATGGGGCGGCGCTGTAAGCTCACCGACGCCATCGAGCAGCAGATCGTCACCATGGTGCGTGCCGGTGCGGACTACCTGGTGGCGGCGCGCAAGGCCGGCGTGCCGACGAGCACGGCCATCGAGTGGCGCGCGCGCGGCGAAGGCACGCGGAAGGACCGGCCGGCGCAACCGCGCTTTGAGCGCCTGGTGGACGCGGTGGAGACGGCGCGCGCGGAGGCCGAGCTGGCGGCGCAGCTGCGCATCCAGAAGGCGGCGCAGGGCGGAACCACCGTGACCGAGACGCGCGTGGAGCGCGAGTACGAGCTGCGCAGCATGCCGGACGGCACGGTGCTGCGCGTGCTCGTGAAGGAGCGCACCTACGAGGTCGGCCGCACCGCGCTGCCAGTGTGGCAGGCTGACGCCTGGTGGCTGGAGCGTGCGCGCGCCGAGCGGTGGCGCAAGAAGCAGGATCTGGAGATCACCGGCGAGGTCGGCACGTACCTGCTGCAGGTGCCGCCGAAGGCCGAGAGCATCGAGGCGTGGCAACGCACGTGGGGCGGCGGGACCGCCGTGCTGGGCAATGGACACGCAGGCAATGGCGCCGCCAACGGGTCCGGGCATGGCGGCGGCACGAACGGCCACACGACGCACTAAGGACGCCGCGCCACCGCCGGACCCGCAGCGCATCGTCTGGGGCGCGCAGGACGGTCCGCAACAGGCGCTGCTCGCCTGTCCGGTCGAGGACGTGTTCTTCGGCGGCGCGCGCGGCGGCGGCAAGACGGACGGCCTGATCGGAGACTGGCTGCAGCACGCCGACCTCTACGGGCGATATGCCCGCGGCCTGCTGCTGCGGCGAACCTTGCCGGAGCTGTCGCGCGTCATCGAGCGCGGACAAGAGATCATGCCGCGCCTCGGCTGGGTGTTCAAAGAGAGCAAGAAGCTCTGGCGCCACCGCAGCGGCGCCACGCTGCGCCTGGGATACCTGGAACGCGACAAGGACGCCGAACGCTACCAGGGACACGAGTACACCTGGATCGGCGTGGACGAGCTGCCGCAGTTCCCGAACCCCGAACCCATCGACAAGCTGCGCGCCTGCCTGCGCAGCACGGCGCCTGGCGTGCCCAAGGTGTTCCGCGCCAGCGGCAACCCTGGCGGCGCTGGCCACAACTGGGTGAAGGCGCGGTACATCACGCCGGGCGGCAAGAAGGGCATGCGCGCCTTCTTCGCGCCCAACGCCAAGGGCACCGGCGGCACCTGGCGCGTCTACATCCCGGCGACGGTGGACGACAACCCGGCGCTGATGCAGGCGGACCCGGAGTACTGGCAGCGCATCGTCGCAGCGGTTGGGAACAACCGCGCGCTCCTGCACGCCTGGCGATACGGCGAGTGGGACATTGTCGCCGGCGGCTTCTTCGACGACATCTGGAACGCCATGGTGACGCTGCCGGACGGCCGCGTGGTGCCGGCCAACCGCATCTTCGTGATCCCGACGTTCCCGGTGCCTGGCAGCTGGACCATCACGCGCAGCTTCGACAACGGCAGCACCCGCCCGTTCAGCGTCGGCTGGTGGGCGATCAGCGACGGCACGCCCGCCATCATCCAAGGGCGCGTGGTACACTTCGCGCGCGGCACCATGATCCGCGTGGGCGAGTACTACGGCTGGGACGGCCGGAACCCCAACACCGGCGTGGGATGGACGGTGCCGCGCATCGCCGCCAAGGTGCGCGAGATCGAAGCGGCGCGCGGCTGGAGCGAGCGCGTGGTGCCAGGGCCGGCCGACCCGTCGATCTTCGCCACGTACAACGGCGTCAACGTCGGCCGCGAGTTCGCCACCTGCGGCGTGCAGTGGACGGCGGGCGAGGCCAAGGCCGGCAGCCGCGCCAACGGCTGGGCCATGATGCGGCAGATGCTGGAGGCCGCGACGCAGTGGCCCATGGAGCGCCCCGGCATGTTCATCTGCGACGTGTGCGAGCAGTTCATCCGCACCGTGCCAACGCTGCCGCGCGACGTGCGCAAGCCAGAGGACGTGGACACCAATGCCGAGGACCATATCGCGGACGAGGCGCGGTACATGGTGCTCGCGCAGGTCGGCGGCGTGCAGCGGCTGTCCAACGCCGGCTTCTGAACGCCGGCTTGACAGTGCAGCGTGGCGCTGTCACACGGCTGCCCTAATGGCGGTCCGCGTAGACGAGCGTCACCCCGAGTACGTCACCTGGGCGCCGCGCTGGCGCCGCGTGCGCGACGCGGTGGAAGGCCAGGACGCCATCAAGAAGGGCGGCGTGCTGTACCTGCCGATGCTCAGCGGCTGGTCCAAGGACCCGGACGGCGCGGAGAAGTACGCCAGCTATCTGGCGCGCGCCGTATGGTACGACGCCACGGATCGCACGCGCGTCGGCGGCGTCGGCGTCGTCGGCCGCCGGCCGCCCACGGTGGAGGGCATCCCGGAGCGACTGCTGCGGCCGCAGGAGCAGCGCAGCCCTGCCGAGGCACTGCTGTTCAAGGGCGCCACCAAGGAGAACATCGACAACGCCGGCACGCCGCTGGACGTGTTCGCGCTCGGCCTGGTGGACGAGGTGCTGCAGGTCGGCCGCGTGGGCCTGCAGGTAGACGTGCCGCCGGACGACGACAAGGAGGCGCCGAAGGTCCCGTACCTGGTGATGTGGAAGTGCGAGCAGATCATCATGTGGCGGGAGCAGACGGTGGCCGGCCGCCCGCAACTGACGTACGTAGTGCTGGAGTACGAGCTGCAGGAGCCAGGCGAGGGCGGCAAGGGCCTGGTGTGCCGCAAGCAGTGGCGCGAGCTGGAGCTGGTGCGCGGCGGCAGCTACGTCCAGCGCATCTACGACCCGGACGGCACCGGCGAGCACGCGGCCGAGAAGCCGTCGCGCGTGATCGAGCCGAAGCGCCGCACGGCGACGCTGAACTTCTTGCCGTTCGTCATCATCGGCCCGCGCCGCCTGGGTGGCTGCATCGACAAGCCGCCCCTCCTGCCGGTGGCTGACATGAACATCGCGCACTTCCGCAACAGCGCGGACCTGGAGCACGGCCGCCACGCCTGCGGCATGGCCACGCCGTGGGTCGCCACCAGCGGCGCGCAGCTGCCGTCGCCGTTGCCGCTTGGCCCCACCGAGGTGATCAAGCTGAACCAAGGCGACACGCTGGCCTTCGCCGAGCCGAGCGGCAGTGGCCTGCAGCACCTGGCCAGCGGCATGGAAGAGAAGGAACGCAAGATGGCCATGCTGGGCGCGCGCCTGCTGCAGGAAGAGAAGCGCGCCGCCGAGACGGCCGAGGCGCTGCGCCTGCGCCAGGCGGGCGAGAGCGCGACGCTGGCCACGGTGGCGCGCACGGTGAGCAGCGGCGTGCGCCAGGCGCTGCAGTGGTGGCTCTGGTGGAACTTCGAGCCGAGCGCCGACTTGAAGTTCGAGCTGAACCAAGAGTTCAGCGAGGGCGGCCTGGCCGCCAGCGACGCCATCGCGCTGATGCAGCTGTGGCAGCAAGGCGGCATCAGTCAGGAAACGTTCATGTACCTGCTGCACAAGGGCGAGCTGTTGCCGCCGGGCAAGACCGTGGAGCAGGAACTTGAAGACATTGCGGACGAGGAGCCGCCGCGCATGCCTGCTAGACCTGGTGATGCAAACCAGGACCCGGACGCGCAGGAGGACCCCGCCGATGACCAGCCCGGGAACCCGCCATCGCCGCAGCAGCAGCAACGGCAGCCAGGCGGCCGGCGCCAAGCGGCGCCGCGCGAGGCGCAGTAACATGGCGCGTGGGGGGAACGTGGGAAGTCCGCAGACCGAGCTACTGTTGCGCGCGATCGAGGACCAGGGGTCGCGCAACCTGGAGGCGATCGAGCGCAGCCAGTTCGCCATGCGCGACGGCTTCCGTGGCCTGGCCGAGAGCCTGGACCGCGTGGGCACGGCCATCACCCGCAGCATCGAGCAGCAGGAGAAGCGGAGCGCGGACGCCTGCCAGGCGCAGTCGGCGGCGGCACCGGCACCGGCGCCGGCGCAGTCGCTGGACTGGCACATGCTGGTCACGGTCATCAGCGTCATCGCGGCGCTGATGTCGCCTGGCTACATGTGGATCAGCAACATCAACACCACCGCCGAGCGCGAGAGCGCCGAGGCCAAGCGCGCCGCCGTAGAGGGCGTGCGGCAGCTGCAGGACGAGGTGCATGCCATCGCCCGCGACGGCGCGGCGCGCGACGAACAGAGCATGGCAGACCGCCGCGACCTGCGCACCGAGCAGGTCGCGCAGCGCCAGAAGCTGGAGGAGATCGAGACGCAGTTCCGCGCCATCTGGATGCTCATCGACAACGAGCTGCAGATGCAGGACCGCGTGAACTCGTTCCTCTGGAACGCGCAGCACCACGAGATGCCGTGGGAGCCGCGCCGCTACTACCCGAGCATGGACACGCCGGCACCGACCGGCGCGCTTGGCGGCATCGGCCGCTAAAGGCGCGCGCGCCACGGCAGTTGACAGCTGCTGCAGCAGTAGGATAGGGCGTGGCGCACTCGCATGAGCGACGCGCGCCGCACAGACACTCAGCCGGCAAGGCCGATCCCCTCCGACCCGGCTGACGCCGCTGCCCACGGCGCGTCTGTGCGGCGCGCCCTCCTGCCGTACGTGTGGGACTGCGGCACCTGCGGCGGGCCGGAGGTGATGCACGTGGTGGCGCACCGGACGCTGCCGTGGGGCGTGCAGCGCACGCGCCAGTGCCAACGGTGCCGCAGCACCTTCGACACCATGGAGCGCCGCGTGCCGGCGCAGCGGGCGGCGGCATGACGCTGGTGGCCGTGCTGGACTGGCTGCTGTGGTGGTTCGGTGCCGCCGCGTTGGGCCTGCTGTGCCTGGTGGTGGTGGCGCTGTTCGTGGTGGTGCTGCTGCTGGTGGCCGTGGACCCACAGGAAGGGAGGGTTTATCCATGCGCGCGCTCATTGTCGCCATGCTGGTGGCCGCCGCGCTCAGCGGCTGCGCCACCGTCTGCAAGGTGGCGTCACTGCCCGGATGTCCGGCCGGCGCCGCCACGCCGACGCCGACGCCGGTGTCGTAAGTCACCACCACCACCACCCGCCGCCGCAGACAGCAGCGGCAGCAGCCGAAGGAGGACCCATGGCAGCAGGCAAGAAGGCCGCGCGCCAGCCGGCCAAGCGGAAGGAGCCGGCCAAGGCGCCGCGCCGCAAGAAGGTCACCGTGCTTGTGACCATCGAGATGGAGCACAGCGCGAAGGACCTGGCCAAGCGCGCCCGCAGCGTCACGTTCTACGACGAGCAGTACAAGCGCGTCGTGAGCGCCAAGCTGCACGAGCGCCTGCGGTTCGACGTGCAGTGAGCGACCTTGGCGGCAGTGGCGCGGCATGGTGTCTAGGGAGATCCTGGGACAGGGCCACGCCGAGCGGTCCGGCATGAAACACCGTGCCGCTGCCGCCAGGACTACGGGTGCGCTGGGGCCAGTGGAGGCATCCGGCGGGTTGTAACCCCGCGCCCTTCGAGGCAAGCAGGTTCGATCCCTGCCGCACCCACCTCGTCACCAGGGAGGACCACCATGGTTCATGAGCTGCCATCGCCTTACGGCTCGCCGCACCGCAGCAGCCGCAAGGGCAAGGCCATCACGGCCATCATCATCCACGACACCGGCGCGCGCGAGGTTGCCGGCTCGCTCGCGTGGTTCGGCAAGCCGGAGTCGCGCGTGAGCGCGCACGTGGTGATCGACCGCGACGGCACCGTGTACCGCGTGGTGCCGGACGCGCAGGCGGCGTGGCATGCCGGCGCCGCGCAGCTGCACGGTGAGATCACCGTTAACGCCTTCTCGCTCGGCGTGGAGCTGGTGGACGTGGACGGCGGCACGCCGGAGCCGCGATACACGCCCGCGCAGCTGCAGGCGGCGGCGCAATGGTGCGCGGAGCGGTGCGTCACCTACGGCATCCCGCTCAACCGCATCGTCGGGCATGACGCCGTTGCCACGCCGCACGGCCGCAAGGTAGACCCCGGCCAGGACTTCCCATGGGCGACCTTCCTGCTGGCCGTGGCGCACTGGATCGAGAGCAAGGCGCCAGCGATGGAGCCGCTGCCGGTCGTGTAGCGCCGCACCGCCAGGCGCCGCTGGTCGTGCAGATCACGCGCGGCCTGGGGCCTGCCGCCGCGCCATGAACGTCTCCGACCAGATCGCCGCCGGCTACAGCCGCCGCGCCATCTACCTGTTCCGCTACGAGGCCGGCCTGCGCCGCAAGGTGCGCGGCATGATGGACCGCCTGCACCACCAGCTGCAGCGGGACCTCCTGCAGTTCGACCCCACGGCGGTGAGCGGCCTGTCGTATCGCCAGAAGCGGCTGGTGGCGCTGGACAAGCAGGTGAGCGCCACGCTGCGCACCGGCGTCCGCAACGCCCGACGCGCCGTGGAGGACGAGCTGCTGGAGCTGGCCGAGATCGAGGCCGACCATAGCCGCATCGTGGTGCATCGCGCGCTGGGCGTAGACGTGATGACCACGCGCGTGCCGACCGAGGTGCTGGAGAACCTGGTCGGGGACACCATGATCCACGGCACGCCGGCGAGCGAGTACTGGTCCCGCGTCGGCGTCAACGCGCAGCGCCGGTTCATGGATGCGGTGCGCATGGGCGTCCTGCGCGGCGACAGCATCGACGTGATCCGGCGCAGTGCCAACTTCGCCTCGCTCGGCGCCAGCCGGCGGGAGGCCGAGGCCACCACGCGCACCGCCGTGCTGGCCGTGCACAACCAGACCAACGAGGCGGTGTTCCAGGCCAACAGCGACATCATCCGGGGCGTCCAGGCGCTGGTGACGTTCGACGGCCGCACCAGCGAGATCTGCATCGCGCGCAGCGGCGGCGCGTGGAACCTGGAGACGGGCGCGGCGCTGCCGGACAGCGCGGTCAGCTACGCCTATCCGGGGCCGCCGCCATGGCACTTCAACTGCCGCACCGTGCTCATCCCGGTGCTCAAGAGCCTGCGGCAGATCACTGGCCGCAAGAAGGACCGCCTGGTGCAGTTGCCGGAAGGCAAGCGCGCCAGCATCAACGGCCAGATCGCGGCGAGCACCACCATGGACGAGTTCCTGCGCGGCCAGCCGTTCGACCAGGTGGTCGAGATGATCGGCCGCACCAAGGCCGAGGCGTGGCGCGACGGCGACTTGAAGCTGCGCGACCTGGTGGACCAGTCCGGCCGCACGCTGACCTTGAAGGAGCTGGGCCTGGCCGCTTGACACACTGCTGCGGTGGCGAGTAGAGGGCGCTCAATATGCCCATCGCACTCAAGCTGACGCAGGAGCAGTACGACGCCGCAGGCGAAGCCCTCCGCGCCATCTACGTTCGCAAGGACGACGGCCTGTACCACCTGGACCTGAACGCCGACGAGGTGGAGACCACCTTCGCCAAGCCGCTCAAGCGCGCGCTGGACGAGGAGAAGGAGGAGCGGCGCCGCGCGAAGGAGCAGCTGCGGCAGCGCGAGGAGTTCCTGGCCAGCCTCGGGGTCGAGGACCCCAACGCGCTCAAGGACATCGTGAGCAAGTGGAAAGAGGCGCAGGACAAGGAGCTGATCGACAAGGGCGAGCTGGACAAGCTGATCGCCAAGCGCGAGGAGGAGGCGACGCGCCGCATGCGCGACGCCTTCACGCGCGAGAAGGATACGCTGACCGCCGAGAACACGCAGCTCAGGACCGCGCTCCACACGGAGCTGGTGGTGAGCCGCGTGATGGCGGGATGCGCGAAGTACGGCGTGCGGCCGGCGGCCGTGCCCGACGTGCTGGAGCGCGCCGCCAAGGTGTTCAAGGTGAACGGCGAAGGCAAGGTGGCACCGCTGGGGCCTGACGGCCAGGTGGTGCGCGGAGAAGGTGGCGAACCGCTCTCGTTGGACGAGTGGTTCGTGGACCTGCAGAAGCAGGCCGAGCACCTGTTCGTGTCCAACAGCGGAGGTGGGGCCTCCAACCCGCAGGCGGGCGGCGCTCGCACGGCGGGCAGTCTCGCAGGCATCCGGCGTTCGCAGCTGTCGAGGAAGCAAAAGAGCGACCTCATCAGCGAGATCGGCCGCGAGGCATACGAGCAGCTGCCTCTGTAGCCAGGCACGCACGCGGCGCACTGGCCGAGGCGGCGAGAGCTAACTACCGCGCCGCGCTGAGAACGAGGACCCCATGTCTGCCAGCACCAAGAGCGACTTCGTCATCTACGACGAGCAGTTCTTCTCGGGGATGACCGAGGTGCTCCAGATGAACACCGAGGTGTTCAACCAGGCGTCGAACAACTGCATGCGCCTGGTCACCGAAGGCAAGAAGGGCGATTACGAGAAGGAGTCGTTCTTCGAGGTGGTCAGCGGCCTGATCAACCGCCGCGTCACCACCAGCGTGTCCACGGTCAGCGATGCCGGCATGACCATGGACGAGTTCATCAGCGTGAAGCTGAACCGCCGCATCGGTCCGGTCACCAACACGCGCGACGCCTTCAAGAAGATCGCGCAGGACCCGCAGCTGTTCAGCCTCATGCTCGGCGAACAGACCGGCAAGGCCGCGATGGTGGACTACGTGAACACCGCCATCAACGCCGTGGACGCGGCCCTGGCCGGCGTCGCGGCGCTCAACGCCGACGTGAGCGGCGGCAGCCTGCCGAACGGGCCGACGATGACGCACACGGTGCTCGTCACCGGCCTGTCCAAGCGCGGCGATGCGGCCAACGCCGTGCGCTGCTTCGTCATGCACTCGAAGCCGTACTACGACCTGATGAAGCAGGCCATCACCGACAAGGTGTTCGAGGTCGCCGGCATCACCATCCAGACCGGCAACATCGCCACGTTCAACCGCCCGATCGTGGTGGTGGACAGCGACCAGCTGGTGGTCGCCGGCACCACGCCGCTGTATCGCACGCTCGGCCTGGTCGAGAACGGCGTGGTGATCCTCGAGTCGGAGAGCCGCGACATCATGGCGCAGGACCTGACCGGGTACGAGAACCTGATGACCCGGATCCAGGGCGAGTACGCCTTCAACGTCCGCGTCCGCGGCTACAAGTACAACATCGGCGGCGGTGGCGAGAACCCCGACGACAGCACGCTGGGGTCGAGCGGCAACTGGACCAAGGTGTCGCACGACAACAAGCTGCTCGCCGGCATCCGCATCACCACCACGTAAGCCGCCGCAGCGCAGCTGGAGGATCGACCGCATGTCTGACCTGTTCGCAGCCGCAGGGGCACCGGCGGCACTGCCTGGCGCCACCGTAGACGTATCGGTGGGCGCGATGCCGGCAGCGCCACCGGCGCCCACCGCAGTCCTGACCGCCGCGATGGTCGTGATCTACACGAACAACGAGGAGGCGGGACTGCGGGCGCGCTGCGTGCAGGACGCGGCGGGCCGGTGGCCTGGCATGCCGGTGCGGCATTGCAACCCGCGTCTGTTCAACGCCGACACGGCGGTGGCGGCGGCCGTCGCCGTGTACGTGCGCGCCAACCAGCCGTTCATCATCGCCACCTACCAGCGCATCGCGCCGCAGGCGCGGCTCTGCGTGGTGCCGGACACCGTGGCCGACGCGATCAACGCGCCCTCCCAGGAGGAGTGGCGCCAGCAGGTGACCGTGCGCGACGCGGCGGCGGAAGCGGCCGTGGTGGCGAGCATGGGGCAGCAGCAGCCGGGCGGCGGCGCGGCGGTGCCGGCCATCCAGCCCTCGGCCAACCTGGAAGTGACGACCTTTGGCGTCGCGCCTGAGAGCGCGCCGGTGGCCGGTGCCAGCGCACCGCCGCCGCCGGCCGCGCCTGCGCAGGAGGCGGCGCCGCAGACCACGGCAACCGGGCCGGGTGCCACTGCCGCGACCGTGCAGGAGGGCAACAATGCAGCCGCATCTGCGCCTGGCGGCGGTGGCCGATCCGGCGGCGGCGGTCGCAAGGCGCCGTAGCGCGACGCTCGCGCTGCCTGGCGCCTCGCTGATACAGGGGGCGCCATGGCACTGATCGTCGAGGACGGCACCGGCCTGGCCAACGCGCAGTCGCTGGTCAGCGTCGCGGACGCCACCACCATCCTGGCGCTGCGCCTGTACAGCGACGCCTGGACCAACCCGGCCAACGCCGCCAAGCAGGAGGCGGCGCTGGCCTGGATGAGCCGCATGCTGACGCGGCTGGTGTGGCAGGGCTACCGCGTGAAGGACGACCAGGCGCTGTGCTTCCCGCGCGCCTGGCTGCCGAAGCGCGAGCTGGTGGCCGGCAGCCAGTTCCAGCCCGGCGACCCCGGCTACTACCCCAGCGACGCCGTGCCGGACTTCGCCAAGGAGGCCACGGCCGTGGGCGCGCTGCTGCTGCTGGGGCGCGACCCGACCGCGCGGCCGGACAGTGCCGGCATCTCGTCGCTGACCCTCGGCCCCATGTCGGTCAGCTACGACCAGGCGGCCGTCGCCGGCGACCGTGACGAGGTGGTGCCGCGCGAGGTCATGGACATCATCGGCTTCGCGCTGGCGCGCGGCGGCGTGCAAGGCGGCACCATCGCGGCGGTGCGGGTGTAGCGATGGGCCTGCGCGAAACCTTCCAGACGCTGGCGCAGACGGCGCGGCAGTCCTTCGGCAACATGTTCGAGGCGGTGGACTACCTGCAGACGCTGGACGCGCCGACGCTCAACGCCGGCACCGGCGTCCCGGACGACATCGGCGCCAGCACGCCGGTCGCCGGCACGGCCGCGTTCGTGGACTACACCGAGAGCGAGCGCGCGCGGCTGGAGGTGGCGCCGGACGAGGACCGCTGCCTGGTGGCGGCGCTGGACCTGGCGGTGGTGCCGAAGGCCGGCGACCTGATGCGGCGCGCCAGCGGCCAGGTGGTGGAAGTGGCGGGCGTGAACGATGCGGGCGGCGCCCACGCCCTATGGGACCTGCGCGTGCGCAACAGCGCGCGCGCCTGGCCGGTGCCGTAAGGCCATGGCCATCCGCAACGAGCAGATCGCCGCGTTTCGCGAGCGCGTGGTGCGCCGCATCGACGCAGTGAAGCGCGCCATGGCGTTCGACGTGTGGACGCGGCTGATGCTGCGCACGCCGGTGGACACCGGGCAGGCGCGCGCCAGCTGGAAGGGCTCGGTGGACCGCATCAACCTGGAGGCCGCCGCGCGGCCGTCGCAGGTGCAGCGCGACGACGAAGGCCGCTGCACCAACCCCACGCCGCCGCCGCAGCCGCCGCGCTTCGCGCCGTCCAGCGACCCGGCGCGCGTGTACTTCATCACGAACAACGTCCAGCACATCCCGTTTCTGGTGCAAGGCAGCAGCAGCCAGGCGCCGGCCGGCTGGGCCGACGAGGCGATCAACGAGACGAAGGCCGGCTTCGCCGGCATCGTGCAAGAAGTGGTGAACGGCGATGGCGGGCTTTGAGCAGGCGGGCACCGTGCTGCACCAGGCGTTCGCGGCCGGCTGGGACGCCAACACCATCCCGGTCGAGTACGAGAACAGCGGCGAGTTCCGCAAGCCGTCCGGCCGCTGGGTGCGGTTCTGCCTGCGCGAGGACGGCAGCGTGCAGGCCGCGATGGGCAAGCCGCCGCTCACGCGCTACACCGGCCGCGTGCTGGTGCAGGCGTTCACGCCCCGCAGCAGCGGCACCGCGCCGCTGCGACAGATGGCGGACCTGGTGCGCGGCATCTTCGCGCTCAAGAAGATCGGCGGCCTGGTGCAGTGCCGCACCGTGCAGCTGGTCGTGGTCGGCCAGGACCAGGGCTACTACCAAGGCAACATCACCGTCCCGTTCGTGTTCCACGGCACGGACTAACTAAGGAGGCTCCCATGACTCAGGCAAGCACCAGCCGCGCGCAGCTGTTCTACACCGCCGAGACGAACGGGTGGGGCGGCGCACTCGCGTCTCCGAAGATGAAGGCACTGCGGTTCACCGGCGAAACCTTCCGCCACAGCAAGACTACCGCGCAGTCCGCCGAGATCAACGCCACCGGCGAGGTGCCGGACGTGCCGGAGATCGGCGCGTCGGCGGTGGGCGGGTTCACCTTCGAGCTCTCGTTCGGCGCCTACGACGACTGGTTCGCCATGCTGCTGCACGGCGTCTGGGTGGACGCCGACAACACCGCCAGCGTGACGGTGGACGACACGAACAAGAGCTACGCCGGCACCGGCATCGCCACCAACATCGTGGTCGGCCAGCACGTCCGCGTCACCGGCTGCACCACGCCCGGGAACAACGGCTTCAAGACGGTCACCGCGCGGCCGAGCGCCGACGAGTTCCGCGTGGCCGAGACCTGCACCGACGAAGGGCCGACCGCCAGCGTCAACGTGGAAGGCAGCCGCCTGCGCAACGGCACCATCGAGCAGAGCATGCTGGTGGAGAAGCTGCTGAGCGACCTGGCGGCCGGCCAGTACCACTCCTTCGCCGGCGTGGAGGCCGCCACCATGCAGATGGAGATGGTGGCCGACGCCTTCATTCGCGGCAGCTTCGGCGTCATCGGCAAGGAAGGGATCGAGGCCGACGCCACCGTAGGCGACGGCGACCCGGACGACGCGCCGACCAACGACGTGATGAACGCGCAGAGCAACATCGGCCAGATCCTGGAAGGGTACGCCAGCCTCGCGGCGCTCACCGACGAGATCCAGGGCCTGCGGTTCAACGTCAACGGCAACCTGGCCGGCCGCCGCGCCATCAAGCGCCGCACCGCCATCGGCATCCGTCAGGGCCGCCTGGTGGTCACCGGCAATATCAACGCCTACTACGAGCGCGCCTACCTGCTGACCAAGTGCCGGCAGCACACGGCGAGCGCGCTGCAGGTGTGGGTGCACGACGACCCGGACGCGCCGACCACGAGCAACACCTACATCTTCACGTGGCCGCGCATCCGCATCCTGGACGGCGGGCCGACCGCCCCGGCGGCCGACCAGGACGTGTTCGCGGACTTCCAGTGGCAGGCCGTGCGCGATCCGGTGCTGGCCTGCACCATGCAGATCGAGCGGTTCGCGGCGGTGCCGTAAGCGGGCGAGGCGAGCCGGCTGCACACGGCGGCGGCGCTGGTACGCCAGGCCGCCGCCGTGATAGGCGCGCAGGCACCAACCACCCAACAGGAGGAGTGCCGCAGATGCCCGACTTGAAGCAGCAGGCAACCGACCCCGAACTGGAGAAGGCCGGCGCATGGTTCGAGTGCGACGTGCTGCCGCCGGACGAACTGCAGGTGCCGGACGAGACGCGCCCCGGCGCCACCCGCACCGAGTACCGCTACGCGCGCATGAAGCTGGCGCGCATCAACTCCAAGGCGTACGAGGACCTGGAGCAGGAGCTGATCACCAAGCACCGGCAGCGCCTGCGCGCCGGAGGCAAGACGGCGCAGGCCGCGCAGATCGAGATCGCCACGCAGCTGCTGAGCGAGTGCGTGGTGATCGACTGGGAGAACGTGGACTGGAACGGCGAGCCGCTGCTGTGCACGCCGGAGAACGTCCGCATGATGTTCCGCCTGCCTGGCGTCGGCCGCGACCTGCGCGAGTGGGTGGCCACCAAGGCCCGCGAGCGCGAGCCTTACCAGCTGCGCAACGATGAGGCCGCCCAGGGAAACTGATAGACGCCCTCCGCTGGGACACGGAGTGGGGCGAGCACGCCGACTGGCTCTCGTCCCGCTCCGCAGCGAAGGGCAGACTGCTGCCGGCGCTGGAGCGCCGGCCGGAGGTGTGGCCGGACCTGGTGCCGTATTACCGCGCCTACCAGACGCTCTCCGCCATGCGCGGCGGCGAGATGGCGCCGCAGCGCATCAGCCCGGAGGCGGTGCTGGCGCACTGCGAGCTGCAGCAATGGCCGCTGCAGGACCGGCACAATGTGGAGTTCGCGGTGGCGCTGCTCGACCGCGAGGCGTTCGAGCTGATGAAGTCGCGGCAGAAGGCCAAACGAGAGGAGCGGCGGCGGCGCCGCGAGGAAGCAACAGGCCGGGCGGAGCCGGCCGAGTGACCAGTCATGCCTGACCTTGCCAAGCTCACCGTCCGCGTGGAGACCGAAGGGTTCCAGAAGGTCGATGACGACCTCGGGAAGCTCGACGGCGGGTTCACGCGCGGCGAAGCGCGGGCCACCGCATTCGGCGCGGTCATGGCCGGCGTCAAGGCCACGCTGGACCTCGTGACGGCGGCCATTCGCCCGTTCACCGACGCGCTGGCGTTCAGCATCCGCGCCAGCGAGGAGCAGGAGCGCGCGACCGCCAAGCTGAACCAGACGCTGCGCAGCAGCGGCCAGTTCTCCCAGGAGTACAGCGACGACCTGGCCAAGCTCGCCGGCGGCCTGCAGCGCGTCACCACCTACGGCGACGAGGTGATCGAGGGCGTCGAGGGACAGCTGATCGCGTTCGGCGCCACCAGGGACCAGGTGGGGCAGCTGACCGAGGCGGTGCTGAACCTGAGCGAAGGCATGGGCCGCGACCTGCAAGGCGCCACGCTGGTGCTCGGCAAGGCGTTGGCCGGCGAGTTCGGCACGCTCAGTCGCTACGGCATCATCGTGGACGAGAACGCCAGCAGCAGCGAGAAGCTGGCGCAGGCGCTGGACCAGATCGAGCGCCGCTTCGGCGGCCAGGCGCGCGCGGCGGCGCAGAACTACGCGGGCGTCGTGCAGCAGGTGAAGAACGCCTTCGGGGACGTAGGCGAGGAGGTCGGCGCGTTTATCACCACCAGCAACGGTGTGCTCTCCGTCTACCAGGAGGTCAGCGGCCTGTTCCTGGACGCGGCCGGCGCGCTGGCCGAGTACCGCAAGGAGAGCGAAGGCGCGCGCACCAGCGTGGACGAATTCGCCCTCGGTGTGCTCGACGCCACCAAGGTGGTCATCGAGTGGATCGGCTACATCGACCAGGCCGTCACCTTCCTGCAGGTGCTGGACAGCTGGATCGCGGACAAGCTGGTGCAGGGCTGGCAGGCGTTCGTGAACGGCACGCAGACCGTCATCGCCATCTTGGACACCGTGACCAACGGCGCCATCACCGCGTTCATCGGCAAGCTGCGCGAGCTGTACGACACGCTGGTATGGGGCATTCAGTTCTTCGACGAGACGTTCGGCATCAGCGAGAAGATCAACGCGCTCTGGGAAGGCAGCGGCGTGGCCGACGCCGTGCGGGAGGCAGGCAGGGCGGCGCAGGAGTCCGGCGAGAAGTACGACGCCATGGCCGATGCGGTGCAGCGGGCGCGCGACCGCGCCAGCGGCAAGATCGACATTCGCCTGGAGGTGCACGCGCTGGACCAGGACAGCCTGACGCGCGAAGTGCAGGCCAGCCAGGCGCGCCTCGCGCAGCTGCAGCGCGAGCTGTCGCAGCAGCAGGCGGCGGCCACCGCCGCGCCGCTGTCGGCCGTGGACGGCACCGTGGCGCTGGCCGACAGCAGCAGCCAGGCGACCGACGCCGTGGAGCGCCTGAGCGACGCCGTGGCGCTGGAGCAGTACCGGCTGGACCTGCTGACCAGCCAGCAGAACCGTGCGGCCGGCGCCGCGCACGGCCTGACCGAGCAGCAGCAGGCCGGCGCGGAGGCCGCCGAGAAGGCGGCCAAGGAAGCCGCGAAGCACGAAGAGCAGCTGCGCCGCCAGGCCGAGCAGCTGGCGCGCGCGGTGGACCCGGCCTACGACTACGCGCAGACGCTGCGAGAGATCGAGGCGTTGAAGCCGTACCTGGCGCAGGAGCACTACAACGCGGCCCTGCGCCAGGCGAAGGACGCCTTCGACGACGCGGCCACCGGCGCCGACAAGTATCGCCAGGCGGCGCAGGCCATCGTGGACGGCACGCGCACGCCGTACCAGCAGGTGGTCGAGGACCTGCGCAAGATCAAGGACCTGAGCGAGCGCATCGACCCCAAGACCAACGCTCCGTTCCTGAACGCCGAGCAGACGCGCCAGGCGGTGGCGAGCACGCTGGAGGAGTACCGCAAGCTGGAGGCCGGCGCGGACGAGACGCTAGGGAACATCGAGAGCGCCGTGGAGGACGTGGGCAAGGCGACGGCCGATGCATTCGTGGGCCTGGCCAACGACACCCGCACCAGCTTCACGGACCTGCTGCGCGGCATCCGCGACGACTTCGTGCGGCTGTTCGCGGAGGAGCTGTTCATCAACCCCATCGTCAACAGCGTCAAGCGCGCCATCCGCGAGGCCAAGCTGGCCGCGCGCACCGAGGACGGCGTGCAGCGCGCGGCGGCGGAAGCGGGCGTGACGGTGCCGACGCCGGAGGCGCAGGTGCAGCAGCGCGCCGAGCAGGGCGGGGAAGGCGTGCCGGTGCCGAGCGCCGAGCAGCTGAGCGCGCCGTGGACGCAGGCGGCGGGCGTCGTGCAGGGCGCCTGGCAGTCCATGGTCGGCGTGGTGCAGGGGCTCTGGCAGACGATGATCAGCGGCGTCGGCGCCTTGTTCACCAGTATCTTCATCGGCCTGTTCGGCGGCAGCAGCGGCGCGCCCAGCTGGGAGGGGTTCTTCAAGACCATCGGCGCCGCCGCCATCAGCGGCCTCATCAGCGGCGTGGCGCGCGGCGCCGGCGGGCTGTTCAGCGGCACCGGCGGCGGCAGCACCGGCATCCCGGCCAGCGAGGCCGGCGGCCCGTTCAGCGGCACCGATGGCAGCACGCAGATCGGCAGCTGGAGCTGGGACGCCAGCCTGCAGCGGTCGGTAGACGACCTCGGCGTTGGCGTCGGCAACTTCGCGCTCAGCGTGGAGCGCCTGCGCAGCACGGCCAGCGAGCCTCCAGGCGCGACGCCAACGATGGAGGAGTGGCTAGGCGAGGACCGAGGCGTGCGCGTGCGCCTGGCGCCGCCTGGCGAGGCCTGGGACGGCGGCGCGGCGGCCAGGGTGGAGGCGCCGACTGCCGCGCTGCGCCAGGAGGTGGCGCCGAGTGTGCCGGCTGGCCAGCGCCGCCGCCGCGACGACGAGGACCGCGACGACCCCACTGGCCGCGAGGCGCCGGTGCATATCCACCTGCCGACGCAGATCATCGTGCAGGACCTGCAGCCGGCGCAGGCGCACCGCACCATCCTGGACAACATGCCAGTGATCGAACAGGAACTGATCCGGCGCATCGGGCGCGGCGGCAAGCTGGCCGCAGCGGTGGGCCGGCGAAAGGGCATGCAGTGAGCGCCACCGGCAGCCCGACGCTAGGCGACATCATCGGCATCCGTCCGACGCGGATGGAGATGCAGTGGGTGTCCAACGCCCTGCGGCACACCAGCACGTGGAGCAAGCAACAGCAGCGGTTCCGGCGCTTCGGGAACTGGCGCATGCAGCTGGAGTGGCAGAAGCTGCCGCGCCGCGACTTCGGCCTGCTCATGGCCGTGCTCAACTACTACGCCGACGAGCCGTTCACCGTCTTCGATCCGGCGCGCGACCAGCCGCTGCTGATCGACGACGGCACGCGCGTCATCGCCGACTACGACACCCTGACCGTCAACGGTGCGGACCAGCACGCGCGCCAGCTGGTGTGCGCCGGTGCGCCGGCCGACACGCTGCTGTTCCGCGCCGGCGACCTGGTGGCCATCGCCGCCACCAACGAGCTGTACGAGGTGCACGCGGACGCCACCAGCGTGGGCACGGCGTTGACGCTGCAGCTGAACCAGTACATCCGCACGCCGCCGCCGCACGGCGCGCCGCTGCTGGTCAAGTGCGCGCCGGTGCTGATGTGGCTGCAGGAGCCGGTGGTGACGCAAGTAGAGGACGGCCCGCCGATGTGGACCGTCCAGGCCGAGCTGCTAGAGGCGACCTGAGATGGCGACGCGCAGCGACATGACCGCTGCGGCGCACGCCGGCTTCTCCTCGCGCTACGGCTACGCTGCCTTCTCGTGCGTGGAGCTGATCTTCGGCACGCGCCTGCGCGCCAAGGTCGGCAGCGTGCCGCCGGTGCCGGACAGCAGCATCTCGTGGACCGGGCGCGGCGACCTGTCGCAGGTGTGGGTGCTGTCCAGCATCGACGACGGCGCCACCTGGCAGCGGGTCTATCGCAGTGGCGACCCGATCCCGATGTCGGACGGCACGCCGAACGGACAGGTGCCATGGCCGGTCGGCTCGGTGGTCACCAACCGCAACGTGCGCGTGCGCCTGGTGTACGTGAACGGCGGCAACGGCGCGATCATCGACAGCCTGACGGTGACGGCTGCGCTGGAGAGCGGCGACGTGATCACGCGCACCGAGACGCTGACCAGCGACCCGTCGCTGCTAGACGGCCGCCTGGTGAGCGTGGGGCGCCAGGCCGGCGGCCTGCGCGCGCTGGGCGAGGTGTACTTGCGGCTGAACGGCGCGCGCGCCGGTGCGGTGCGCAACGTGGCGCCGGCCTGGCACGACGCGGACGGCGTGCCACAGGACCTGCACGTGTCGCACGGCGATGTCGAGTGGCGCTTCGGCGGCAAGCCGGCCGCCGGCAAGCCGGCGAACGAGAGCCAGGCCGACAACCCGGCGCGCTACGGCAAGGCGGCGATGAGCTGGGAGCTGCTGATGCGGCCGGAGCGGAACAGCGGCTACGTTGGCGGCTGGAGCACGGTGGCGGCCAACGGCAAGGAGCGCGGCGGCCTGCTGCTGTTCCTGGAGGCCGCCGGCGACGACGCCACGCTGCGCGTGCAGGTGTTCGAGAACTTCGGCTACGAGCAGAACTTCGCCATCGCGCAGACCGGCCTGGCCACGGCCGTGGGCGCGGTGAAGATGAACCGCTGGTGGCACGTGTGCCTCACCTACGACGGCTTCTCGCTCAAGCTGTTCCTCAACCTGCAGCTGGTGGCGTACCGCGCCGTCCGCAGCCGCTATCAGAGGGCCACCGAGATCCGGCAGGTGGGCGACAAGGAGCGGCGCATCTACGTGCCCATCGGCATCGTCATCCCCACGGACGGTCGCTTCACGCTCGGCCGCCATCCGGTCGCCAGCGCCAGCACCAACGCCACCAGCTTCCAGGGTCTGCTGTCGGAGTGCCGCATCTACGCCGGCCACGCGCTCACCGCAGGCGCCATCTGCAAGCGCGGCCGGCGGCGGGTCACCAACGCGGTGGAGATCGCGGACATGGTGGCGAACGAAGGGCTGCGCGCGCTGTACCCGCTGAACGAGACGAGCGGCACCGTGGCGCACGACATCAGCGGCCATGGCCTGGACCTGCAGCTGACGCAGGAAGGGAGCGGCGGCGTGCTGCAGGGCGGCTGGGACGCGGCCGGCCGCACGTACTGGTTCGGGTTCCCGACCGGCTACGTGGACCAGGACGTGGCCGAGTACTCGCCCGGGCGCGAGGGAACGCCGCTGCACCTGGACGTGCCTGGCGACGTGCTGAACCTGAGCAACGCGCCGCACACGGTGGAGTTCCCGCTGGCCGCGCCGTACAACGGCAGCACCTTCGCCGGCCTGGGCGATGTCGGCACCATCGACGTGATCCAGGAGCCGGCTGACCTGGTGCCGACCGGCGCGCGGCTCTCGCTGCCGGCGCTCAAGCCGCAGTTCGTGGCGCTGGCCTTGCGCGCGGACTACCTGGACCGGCCGTGCCGCATCTGGCAGGTGCTGTTCGACCCGAACGGCGTGCTGGTGCAGAACCCGGTGCTGGCCTTTGAAGGCCAGATGGACACCATGAACATCGCCGTGCAGGACGACGTGGCGGCGATAGAGATGACCGCCGAGTCGCACCTGCGGCGCTGGAGCCAGCCAGGCACGCAGCGATGGAACGACCAGGCGCACCGCGCCGAGTACCCGGACGACTTCGGCCTGGCGTTCCTGGCCGCCATGGTGGACTCCACGGAGTGGTGGCCGGCGCGCACGCGCGACGAGAACAGCGACCCCGAAGGGAGCACGACGACATGAAGCGCCTGACCGACTGGCCGCAGCGCCTGGCGCGCTTCTACGCGCAGACCATCCACCTGCCGTTCGCCTGGGGCACGCACGACTGCGCCGTGTGGCCGCTGCGCGCCGCCGACGCCATGTGCGGCACCGCGCATGCCGAGGCGATGGCGGGCATGTACGACGACGAGTACGGCGCGCAAGGCTACTGCCTCTTTCGTGGCTGGACCACGCTGGCCGACGCGCTGGCCGAGTTCGGCTGCCGCCCGCTGGCCAACGCGCTGACGGCGCAGCGCGGCGACATCTTTCTGTTCGCGCCAGGCACGCGCCCCAACGAGCATGCCGGGGCGGTCGGCGTGCTCGGCCTGCAGGTGGACGGCTCGGTGTACGTGGTCACCAAGCAAGGGCTGGCGCGCTGGACCATCAGGACCATCGCGCGCGCGGGCGCGGTAGCGTATGCGGTCGGGCGATGACCTGGCTCGCGTCCTATCCCAAGTCCGGGAACACCTGGCTGCGCCTCATGCTGGCGCGGCTGCTGCAGCCGGACGTGCCGTGGTCGCTGCAGCTGCTGCAGGCGATCCCCATCGACCACGCGCCGGCCGCCGCCACGGCGCGCGTGGTGAAGACGCACGCGCAGTACCGGCCGGCCGTGCACCGCGTTGCCGGCGCCGACGTGGTCTACCTGGTGCGCGACCCGCGCGACGTGGCGCTGTCCATGGCGGCCTTCTACGGCTGCACGCAGGCGCGCGCGGCGGAGCTGCTGCGCGGCGCCGTGCTAGGCGATGGCACCTACCTCGGCAGCTGGTCCGCGCACGTGCAGGGCTGGCTGGACGCGCGCGTGTGCGGCCTGGTGCTCGCCTTCGAGCGGCTGCGCGCGGACCCGGTGGCGGCGCTGCGCCAGGTGGCCGGCGTGTGCGGCCTGCCGGCGCAGCACGCCGAGCACGTGGTGCGCGAGTGCGCCTTTGACCGCTGCCGCGAGGCCGAGGCGCGCGACGGCTTTGCCGAGGCGTCGCCGCATGCGCCGTTCTTCCGCGACGGCCGCGCCGGCCAGTGGCGCACGGCACTGGAGCCGGCGGTGGCGGCCGAGATCGCGCGCGACCACGGCCGCGCGATGTGGTTGTGCGGGTACGAGGACTGAGCCATGCACGAGCGCCGCCCGTTCACGCCGCCGTCCTTCGTGCTGCAGCACACCGAGGACCCGTTCGCCATCGGCAGCGCCACCACCTACGGCCTCACGGCCGCCATCATCGGCAGCGTGGTCAGCAGCGTCGTGGTGTCGGGCCTCACCTACGGCATCCAGGCCGCGCTGTACCAGCCGCCGGACCAGTTGAAGCCGAGCACGCGCATCGACAACCTGCGCGGCATCGTCAAGGACAACGTCTCGCCGTGGCGCGTCGGCTTCGGCCGCTGCCGCATCAGCGGCGTGCTCGCGTACGCACGCAGCGTCAACCGCGACGGCATCCAGGTGGAAGGCGGGCCGTATCTGCACTTCTGCCTGCTGATGATGCATGGCCCGGTGGAGGACATCTACGACATCCAGTTGAACGACGACGCGGCCAGCAGCGTGAAGTACGCCGACCTGGCGGTGTTCGTCCCGTTCATGGGCTTCCGCGATCAGCCGATGATCCGGGGGCCGCTGCAGCTGGACGGCGTGGAGTGCGCGCTGCCGGGCGAGTGGTTGAAGCAGTACCGGCCGCTGCGCCGCATCGCCGGACTGTGGGGCCTGCTGCGGTTCGACGTGAAGGTGTTTCCGGGCGGCGCGCCCAACGTGCGCGCCACGATCAAGGGCAACCTGGTGTTCGACCCGCGCAAGAGCACCGATGCCGGCGGCCACCAGGAGGCCGAGATCGAGGACACCTGGGGCTACGACACGAACCCGGCGCTGGCGATGCGGCGCTACCTGACCGACCGGCGCTTCGGGCTCGGCGTGCCGCAGGACGGCATCTGCGAGGACTGCTGCATCGCCAGCGCCAACGTCTGCGACGAGATGATCGACGCGCCGTCCGAGAAGGAGGACCCGGACGACCCGAGCGAGCCGATGCCGCAGATCCGCCGCTACGAGTGCGACGGCGTGTTCGAGACCGACCAGGTGCCCATCGACACCATGGCCAAGCTGAACACCGCGATGGCCGGCGCGACGCTGTTCTACGGCGGCCTCTGGCACATCAAGGCCGGCACCACGGAGCCGGTGGCGGTGGACATCGGCAGCAGTCCGGCCACGGCCGTGACGCTGACGCCGGACGACCTGCGCGCCGGGGCCGCGCTGCAGGTGTCGCCGCAGCCAGGCCGCAAGGACCGCGTGAACACCGTGCGCGGCACGTTCATCAACGAGCGCAACAATTTCCTCCCGGACGACTTCGCGCCGGTGTCGCATCCGCAGTTTCTCGCGGAGGACGGCAACACGGAATTCAGCGTGGACATCGAGCTGCCGTGGACGTGCAAGGTAGATCGCGCGCGGCGCCTGGCCCAGATCACGCTGCAGCAGGCGCGGCTGTCGCAGCGCCTGGTGTGGCCTGGCATGCCGCGCCTCATGCAGATCGTGCCGTGGTCGGTCGTCTACGTCTGCCACCCGTACCTCGGCTTCGGCTTCATCGGCACGGCCACCGTGGACGCCGCGACCAAGACGTACGCCGGCACCGACATCGGCGCGGGCGTGGTGGTTGGCCAGCAGTGGCCGGTGCGCGGCTGCAGCGTGGCCGGGAACAACGGCATCAAGACCGTCGTGGCGGTGAGCGACGACGCGGTGCAGGTGGCCGAGAGCTGCACCGACGAAGGGCCGACCTACCACGTGGTCGCCGGCGGCAAGCTGTTCCGCGTCATGGACCGCACGTTGCAGAGCGACTGGGGCGTAGACCTGGAGCTGTGGGAGTACAGCGACCAGATCTACGCGGACGAGATCGACCCGTCCAAGTACCCGCCGCGCACCGGCCTGGGCGATCCGTTCCTGCTGCAGCCGCCGAGCGGCGTGACGGTGCAGGAGCAGACGCACGTGAACCCGGACGGCACGCGCGTCGCCAAGGTGGTGGTGCAATGGACGCCGCCGGACGACGGCTTCGCGGACGGCTTCGACGTGCGCTGGCGCAACCTGGCCGGCGACCTGCAGTGGCAGACGACGGTGGTCCGGTGGCCAGGCACGCGCTACGAGATCATCGGCCTGGAGGTAGGCGCCTACCAGGTGGCCGTCGCCACCGTGCTGCAGCAGCGCACCAGCGCCTTCGTCACCAAGACCGTGCGCGTGACGTACGAGACGGTGCCGCCGCCGGACCCGGTAGACGTGCGCGTGCGCCAGCTGTCCGATGGCCAGCGGCTGCTGACGTGGGCGCTGGCCGGCGCGTCGGCGCCGCCGGACCTGGCCGGCTTCGAGCTGCGGGTGGCGCGCGGCGCCAAGGCCGGCACGCTGGAGAACTGGAGCGGCGCGCGCGTCATCGGCAACGCCTTCGCGCGGGACCGCAGCTTCGAGACGGCGCAGCCGGTGGCGCCTGGCGACTACACGTTCTTCGTGCGCAGCATCGACCGGCAAGGGTTCTACAGCAACGGCGTCGGCTCGGTGCAGGTCTCGCTCTCGGCCGCCACCATGCCGTCCCTGCTGTGGCAGACCGACTACGCCGAGGACGGCTGGCCGACCGATCACAACGGCGCGATCCGCGACGGCGTGGTGAACGACCGGGGCGAGCTGGAAGGCATCGCGGACCTCACCTGGGACGAGACGGACACCTGGGACACCTTCCTGGCCTGGAACGCCGCCGGCCCTGCCGTGGCGTACACCACGCCGGAGCAGGACATGGGGCCAGGGAACCGCTACCTGCGCTGGACCTGGCAGGTGCGGATGCGCGACGGGCAGCGGTACGTCGTGCAGTCGCGCGTGAAGCGCGCGGACCAGCCGGAGTGGGAACCGTGGGGGATCACGCTCGGCGGCTTCGGCCGCTGGGTGCAGTGGCGCCTGGTGGTCTACAACGAGGACCTGTCCAACCCGCGCGCGCCGACCGCCGAGGGCTTCCTGGTGCGCGTGTTCGAGAACGACGACAGCGAGTTTGTCGAGGACTTCCGCATGCGGCTGCCGACCGGGCTGCTGGACCGCATCGAGCGCGACGCGGCGGCGTTTGGTAGCAGCGCATGGCAGTACGGCGTGGAGCCGCGCGAGTCGTCGGGCCTCACCACGCTGACGCTGGTGCCGCACGCGGCGTACCTGCTGGACGGCGCGGCGGGCAGCTACGCGACGGCGGCGGTGGCCAGCGCGCGCCACAACCTGCCGTTCAGCGGCTGGGGCCTGGGCGCGGTGTGCCGGCCGGACAGCGCCATGACCGGCACCGGCGTGCTCGTCGGCAAAGGCGCTGCCTATCGCCTCTGCTTCGACGCCAGCGCCAAGCAGTTCTTCCTCTACGTGAACGGCGCGGAGTGGCCCGGGACGCGCATCACGGTGCCGGACCTGTTCACCGTCTACGCTATCGACTACCAGCTGGACGGCGGCCTGCTGCGCGGCGTGCTGAACGGTGTGGAGCGCGTGGTGCTGAACAGTGACCAGTCGCCGTTCCCGGTGCCGCCCGCCACCGTCTATCCGCTGCGCGTCGGCGCCGACCACGCCGGCAGCCAACGGTTCAAGGGCTGGCTGCAAGAAGTGGCGGTATGGGCGGGGCACCGGGGCCGCGACGAGCTGCTGCGCGACTACGACACGACCTCGCACCGCCGCGACCCGCGCCTGGCGGCGTACTACCCATGCAACCACGTGAACAACGCGGCGGCGCTGTTCGACGCCAGCGAGGGGCGCATCAACGCCGCTATCAGCGGCCCGCGATCCTTCGTCGTCGCCGGCTACCGCGAGGCGCCAGCGGTGCCGCTGGCGCTCATCCCGTCGTTCCTGCGCGCCTACGCCAGCTACACGGCCACGGTCAACGACGGCACGGTGGTGACGCAAGCCAGCGTCGACGACGGCGCGACCTGGCAGACGCTGGTGAACAGCGGCCAGGTGCAGGCGTTGGCCGGCCTGGCCACCGGCGACGACGTGCGCACGCGCAGCGTGCGCCTGCGGACGTACATGGAAGTGAGCAGCGGCAGCCAGGCGCCGGAGCTGACGCAGACCATCGTGCGCGTGGCGTACCGGCGCGTGACCGGCCTGGCGCTGGTGCAGCCGGCGCGCCGCTTCTCCACGCTGCGCACGGCGGAGATCGTGGCGGTGCAGGACAGCACGCGGCCGGCGGCCTGGAGCCTGGTGGCCAAGGACCGCCTGGGCGCGCTGTTCCGCGTGTACGACGTTGAGAACGGCGCGGCGCTGGACGCGGTGTTGGATGTCCGCTTTCGCGGCGCGCGGCTGACGGTGTAGAGGAGGCGCGCCATGTCCGCGATGCCCAGCTTCACGTTGGACCTGCAATACCTGGACGCCGGCAGCGACCGGCCGCGCGACGCGCGCGCCACGCTCTACTTGATGGGGCAGACGCTGCAGCAGGTCATGGACGCCTACGGCGAGCCGTTCGGCCTGCCGACGCTGGACGCGCAAGGACACGTGCCGGAGGACGAGCTGAGCGCGGCAGCCGTGCTGAACGTGCTCAAGACCGTGGACGGCGTAGGCAGCGGCCTGGACGCCGACCTGCTGGCCGGCCACCCGCTGCAGGACTTCATTCGCGCGGACGGCTCGATCGGCATGAGCGTCGGCCTGTCGTCCGGCTTCCTGGTGCAGCGCACCACGGCCACGAACAACGCCCGCGCCCGCGCGCTCACCGTGCGCGCGACGAACTCGCCCAGCGGTCCATCCGTGGCCGGGTACGGCGTGGAGGTGCGCGCGCAGCTGGACAACGCGAGCGGCCTGGTGACGAACGCCGGGTACATCGCCTGGGACATCACCGACCCCACCACCTCCAGCGTGGACACGGACCTGGTGCTCGGCGCCACGACGAACGACGTGCTGCAGGAGCAGCTACGGCTCCGCGACCGCAAACTGGTGATCGCGGAGCAGTTCGGCACCCCGGCGCCCAACCCGCCGGCGAACAGCTGGTACTTCTACTTCAAGTCCGGCGGCGCCTACATCATGGCCGAGGACGGCACAGAGACGCTGCTGGCCAGCGCCACCGGCTTTAACCACAACGACCTGGCCAACCTGACCGTCGGGGATCCGCACACGCAGTACCTGCGCACGGACGGCGGCCGCACCATGACCGGCGACCTCTCGCTCGGGCAGCACAGCGTGCACTACGTGGACCAGGTGAGCGACCCGGCCGCGCCGGCCGCCGGCGAGCTGCTGCTGTACAGCAAGAGCGGCGGCCTGTACGTGCGCACCGCCGCCGGCATCGTCGGGCCGTTCGCCACCGGCGGCGTCACCGACCACGGCAACCTGGACAGCGCCAGCCTGCTCGACGACGACCATCCGCAATACCTGCTGCGGCAGCCGACCGCGCACGTGGTCATCAACGACAGCGGCGGCGCCTGGGACTTCGTGATCGAGAGCGACACGAGCGCCGATATGTTCCACCTGGACGGCGCGCTGAACGCCGTCGGCATCAACTGCGCGCCGGCCGGCAGCGGCGCCGGCTACCTGCAGGTGACGAGCAGCGCGGCCGTGCGCGGCCTGCTAGTGACGCAGACCGGCGGCGCCGACGCGGTGCATATCACCAAGAACACCAGCAGCACCGGCGCGGGCCTGTACATCGAGGGCACGACGCCTGGCCTGCTCGGCCTGTTCGAGCGTACCGCCATCTCGACGACCAGCGCGCCGGTGCTGCAGGTGTCCGACGCCGACAACGCCAACGCCGGCATCGCGCTCAAGGTGACGCAGGCCGGCGCGGTGGCCACGGCGCTGGAGGTGCAGACGCTGAACGGCCGCGTGTTCGCCATCGACACCGACACCGGCGTGACCGAGATCGTCATCAACGACGACGCCAACAGCAACGTGCACGTGCGCGTCGAAGGCGAGACGGTGGACCACCTGTTCTGGATCGACCCGGACCTGGATCGCGTCAGCATCGGCGGCACGCCTGCCGCCAGCGCGCGCTTCAACGTGATCGGCGGCAGCTGGCCGGCGGCGTATTTCAGCGGCGTCGTCTCCATCAACCGCGACGGCGGCGGCAACGCGCTGGTCGTCACCGGCGGCGGCCTGGAGGTGGACACCACCACGGCGCGCGGCGGCAACTTCGTCAAGGACCTGAGCGGCGGCGTGCCGTCCAGCATCAAGTACGCGAACCTGACCAGCACCGTGGTGGATGCCGGCGACGATGCGCCGTGCCTGCGCCTGGACCAGCGCGGCAGTGGCGACTACCTGGTGATGCAAGACAACTTCGGCCCCATCCAGTTCATCTACACCAGCTTTCCGCACGACGGCGGCGTGTACATGAGCGAGCGCGGCGACATGCCGACGTGTCCGTTCGGCGGCTGGGGCTTGTGGGCCGGCGCCGAAGGGTTCTACCAGGTCAGCCCCGATGGCGTGGTGTCGCCGCTCGGCGGCGGCGGTGTGGTCACCGGCCACCACTGGCGGCGCCGGCCGGCGGTGCTGGAGGCGACGGTGACGCTGACCAGCGGCGCCAGCGTGAACCTGGACGACATCCCGGTGCCGGCCGGCTGCTACGTGGAGTTCGTGCGCGTGCTGGTGCTAGACCCGGTGCCTGGCGGCCTGCACTGCGGCGTCGCTGGCGCCACGCAGCGGTTCGCCAAGAACATGGCCGGCACGCTGGGCGAGACGAACGAGTCCTTTACCAACGAGCCGCAGCCGTTCAAGGTCGGGCCGGTGCCGATGACGCTGGTGCTCACCAGCGCGACCGGCGCATTCAGCGGCGGCCAGGTGCACGTCAGCGTCTTTGTCGTGCGCTGCGACCTGCTGAGCTAACCCCAAAGGAGGCACACGATCATGCGTCACTTCGCGCTCGCACTGCTGTGCCTGGCTGCTGCGGCAAGCCAGGCGCTGGCGCTCACGCCGCCTACGTGGGTCGGCGTCGCCGGCACGGCCTGCCGCACCAACCGCTCCAGCTGCAGCGACGCCAACGGCGGCATGGACGTGGCGCCAGGCACGCAGGTCGGAGACCTGATGGTCATGGCCTGCCAGTCGCGCGACGCCGCGCTGGTGGCCGATGGCAGCTGGACGCCGGTGTCGTACGGCGCGCCCGCGCTCACCTCGCCGGCCATCAAGACCAACGCGCCGAGCGCGAAGGTGTGGGCCTGGTGGAAGAAGGCCGTGCTGGCCGACATCCCCGGCGGCGACGGCGACAACTACTGCGAGTCCTGCACGGTCAGCGGCATCACCAACCATGCCGTCTGCACCGTGGTCACGGTCGCGGCGGCCAACACCTTCAACCCGTCGAACCCGATCCAGGGGCTGATCTTCGGCGGCTCCGGCGCCTCGCCGGCCACGCGCGACCTCACCAACTCCCTCGGCGACTACGGGGCCGACACGCTGGCCAACTCGCTGCTCGTGGCGATCATCGGCAACAGCGACGACGACGGCAGCGACCCTAACATCGGCCTCAACTGCAGCGGCAGCGCCAACGGCGCGCGCACCTCGCCTGGCGGCAACGCGAGCACGGACTACTCCAACTGGAAGTTCAACGGCGCGCTCCATGGCAGCGATGCCAACCTGACCGGCGTGGTATCCATCAGCACCAACTGCGGTGAGGACGGCGCGCTCGGCATCGCCAACTATCTCAACTGGAACAGCGGCGGCGCGTTCTATACCTCGGGCAGCAGCGTCTGCTCGGCCACCAGCGGCTTCTGCGTCACCACGCCCGCGTCCGGCTCGGCCAGCATAGTGTTCGGCGTGGCGCCGTATCCTGGCCCGCCGCCCACCAGCACCGACACGCCGACCGCGACGGTGACCAACACGCCCATCTTTAGCTTCACGCCGACGAGCACGCCCACGCAGACCGGCACGCCGACCTCGACCGGCACGAACACCAACACGCCGACGATCACCAACACGCCCACCATCACCAACACGCCGACCGTCACGTCCACGCGCACCAACACGCGCACGCCGACGCTCACGCGCACGCCGACCGAGACGCCGACGCGGACGCCCACCTATACGGCGACGGCCACCTTCACGGCGACGCTGCCGCCGGAGGACTGGGCGGTGACCGATGGCGACGGCCGCACCACCGTGCAGGGCTTCTGGACCATGCCGGAGACGGCCGGCATCATGGGCTGCATCGCGGATCAGCCGAGCCTGCCCAAGGCGTTCCGCTGCTTCGGCATCCCCGACATCATCCGCCAGTGGAAGGACGCGCTCGGGCTGATGGTCGCCGGCAACCCGCGGCCGGACACCATGCAGATCAACAGCACCTTGCGGCTCTGGCTGGACCAGGCGCTGCGCACGCTGCACCTGGAGTGGAACCCGAACTTTATCCCCGACTGGAACGCGGCGGTGGTGGCCAGCTGGGAAGGCGTCACCACGGTGCTGGACTCGTACATGCAGGCCACCATCGACTTCGAGGGGCCGTCCGGGCCGCGCCGCAACGGCCGCGAGATGCGGCCGTGGGGACAGCGCACGGTGCTCCTGAGCGGCGTGCTACTGAATGGCACGCCGCAATACTTCCGCACGGACGGCGTGGCGGCGGCCAGCGCGGACGACGCGCAGGTGCCGCAGTTCATGGGCTGCTGGGCCATCGGCACCGTGGTGTCGGCGTACAACGGCGCCACGGCGACCACGCTGCCGGCCGGCTGCAGGGTCTCGGTGGGCGCGCTGGTGAACAACGTCGAAGGGCTTGCGCTCGGCACGCTCGACGGGCCGGCCGGCAGCGCCGTGACGCCGATGGACACGCAGGCATGGAACGCGCACGACGACCAGGGCTGGTGGGCGCTGTCCACCAACACGGTCCCGGACGCCTGCTTCGGCGCGGCCGACCTGCTGGTGGAGGTTGTATGCGGCGGCGCCTGATCGTTGCCGTCTGCCTGGCGCTCACCGCCGCGCGGCCGGCGCAGGCCGCGACGCGGCTGTACCTGCAGAACGCGGCGGCGCCGTTCAACCCGACGCCGCAAGGCGGCTGGAGTACGACCACCGCGACGCCGCCGGTCGGCAGCACCTCCACGGCCGCCATGGGCACCAGCAAGAGCGGCACGGCGACCTCCTCCACGACCTCCGAGGCCACCAACGAGACGGCCACCTACCTGGTGACGCGCTTCGTGTCGTCGCAGCCGCTGCGCGGCACCGGCTCCATCTCGGGCACGCTCACCTTCGCGCTGATGACGGCCGAGAGCGGCCACGCGCAGAACGCGATCACCGCGCTGCATATCTGGGTGGCGCAGGGAAGCAGCCCCTCGCTGGTGCGCTGCACGCTGGTCGCCAACGCCACCAACGGCACCGTCAACACCGACAACGAGTGGGGCGGCAATGCCGGCGCCACGGCCGCCGTGCTGAGCAACGGCACCGTCGCGGTGACCACCTGCGCCAGCGCGCAGGCCGGCGACTACCTGGTGGCGGAGATCGGCTACCAGTCCAACAGCAACGATGGCGTGTCGCGCAGCGCCTCGCTCTTTCGCGGCGGCACCAGCGCCACGGACCTCAGCCTGACCGGCGACTCGGACACGACCAAGGCCAGCTGGATCGAGTTCACACAGAGCGACCTGATCGGCACGACGTACACCCCGACGAACACGCCGACGCCGACCAACACGGCCACGCCGACGCCGACGCCGACCAACACCGCGACGCCGCTGCCGACGCAGACGGCCAGCCCCACGATCCCGGCGGGCGGACTCTGCAGCGACTACACGTTCCCGGTGAGCGCGGTGGGCGACGACGGCTACACGCAGTCCGCTAACAACGGCGCGGCCTCGCTCGACACCACCAGCTATCAGCTCATTGCGGGCAAGTGGAACTTCGGCGTCAACATCGAGAACGACCTGCTGGTGGCCTTCGACATCACGACGCTGCCGAACACGCTGACGGTGACCAACGCCTGGCTGGAGGGCTACAACTTCCGCACGGCAGTGACCGGCGGCTCCACGCGCCACTTCGTCGGCAAGTACGTCACCACCTATGCCGGCTCGTGGTCCACCGGCGACCACGAAGACACTATCTCGCCGGCGACGGCGTTCTCCATTGACGCGACGAGCGTGTACGCCTCCAACCCGTGGCGCTTCAACCTGCTCACGCCGGCGACCTATATCGATCCGACGCAGCAGTGGATCGCGTTCAAGATCGGCGCGGACGGCGGCGACCCGAGCGCCAGCGACTCTGCAGTGATGTTCTTCGAGGCCGAGGGCAGCGTGACGCCGACGCCGCCAGCGGGCACCGCCAACGAGATGCGGCTGATCGTGCGCGGCTGTCTGCCGACGCCGACGCCGACCAACACCAACACGCCGCTGGACACCCCGACCAACACGGCAACGAACACGGCAACGGCGACGGACACCGCCACGGCCACCGCCACGCGCACCTTCACGGTCACGCCAACGCCGACCGACACGCCTGAGCCGTCCGCCACTGCGACGCCGACGTTCGGCGAGAACCATCATGCATGCCCCGACGTGCTGGGAGACGACCAGCTGTGCGGCGTGTGGCTGGTCGGCGCCACGGCGTTCTCCGACGACGTGCTGCCGGGCCTGATGTTCCGCATGCCGGACGTGGGATCGCTGTGCGACCAGACCAAGGACGGGCAGACCAGCCTGGAGGCGCTGCAGCAGCAGCAGGCCAACACCAGCATCAGCTTCTGCGGAGACACCGGCACGCTGGTGCGCGGCGCGAACGCGGCGGGCGACCTGGTGGCCATCGACGTGATCTCGCTCGCGTACCAGGACCTGCTGCACAGCTGGAGCGCGCCGGCGGATGGCAAGTGCTGGGGCCAGGACCCGCCGGTCGGCTGCCGCGTGGACGGCGACTACGTGCACACCTGGCGCACGCCAGGGATGCATGCGAAGTGCGCGTGGGGCGCGCAGTACCGCACGCCCTGCATCCCGGGCGGCACGGCCTGCGCGGACGACCCTGGCGACGGCAGCGCGTGTCAGGCGTGGCTGTTCGGCAACGACGAGATGGACAACGTGCAGGTGACCAACTGCAGCAGCGGCACGTGCCAGCAGCGCCACGAGCTGGGGCGCACGATGGAGACGGTGCGGCAGCTGGTGCAGACGGTGCGCGACCGGCATGCCTGGCCGGTGCTGGTGGTCGGCCGCATGCCGGCGGTGGACGATCCGCTGGCGGTGCCGTTGGCCACGATGCGCGGCTGGGCGTACGCCTTCTTGGACGACGAGCTGGCCGCCAGCCGCACGCTGGGCTTTTTGGACCTAGAGACGGCTCACGAGCATGGCGTGGACCAGGCGGTGGCGTTCGCCGCGTGCATCGAGAACCGCGCGATAGACGCGGAGCCGGAGCTAGAGCAAGGGTGGCCGCGCCTGCGGCAGCTGTGCCGCGCCCCGTACATCCCGCGCGGCGGCGACGGCACCGGCCCGTTCGTGCCGTGGCCGCCGCCGGCGACGGCGACCCGCACGCGCACGCCGACGCTGGACCCCCGCACGGCCACGCCGACCGCGACGGCCATGGCGACGCCGACCGACACATTGCCGCCAGGCGTGCCGACGTTTACCAAGACGCTGACGCCGACGCGCACGGCCACGCGCACCAACACCACCGGCGCGTCGCCGACTGCGACGGCGACGCTTGGCATCGCGCCGCCCCGCATCTCGCAGAGTTGCGCCGGCACCGGCATGTGGGGCAACGGGCTGTTCAAGCAGAACAGCAAGGCGAGCAACTACCTGGCCGATGGCCTGATCCGCGCCACGCGCAACCAGGCCGGGTGGTTCACCAGCCTCATCGGCGGCTCGCCAGGCTGCCCGTCTCCGTACGGGCTGGGACAGTGCTCGCGAATGATCATCGGCCCCGGGTATCTCGGCAACGCCGCGTCGTCGTCGTGGGTCGGCGTGCCGAACATGGCGCGCTGTGGCGAGATCGGCGGCGCCGCCAACTGCACGCAGGACCTGGGGGAGCGCCTGGCCCACTGCCGCAAGGACAAGGCGTCGAACCCGAGCGAGGTGAACCCGGACTGCACGCTGATGGACTGGGACGCGGTGTTCAAGCGCGCCGGCTCCAACAGTCGCGGCCTGCCGCAGAGCGCCTGCGGCGTGTGCAGCAACGACGGCGCGCAGCGGTGCTCGGTCACCGAGAACTCCTGTCCGTGTTCGCGCGACACCGACCCGTTCAAGTACGTCTCGCCGCTGCCTGGCGACACGCACGCCGGCTGCCCGGTGGCCAGCGGCGACGGCTTCTATAAGACCGAGGCCGAGGGCGGCTGCCCTGGCGGCGGCACCTGCGTGCCGCTGTGCGACGTGCACCTGTTCGGCCACTCCTCCCAACCCGGCAAGTACACCGGCATCGGGGACCTGGGCTTCCCGGGCTCGCTGCCGCCGCCGAAGGACGGCGAGTACGCCTGGGAGGTCTGCAACTGCCCGCTGCGCGAGTTCATCGTGCCGATCAGCAACTACCTGCAGGACCGCTACAACGAGCTGGGCATCTCGCCCGCCTGCGCGGACACGATGCAGGTGGCGATGAGCAACGCCATGAACCCGGTGCTCGCGGAGGGCTGCGTGGGCAAGTGCAGCGTCGCCGGGCCGGCGTGCACCACGGACTCCGACTGCTGGCCGCTGGGCATGGTCTGCGACAACGGCACCGGCAGCGATACGCCGACCGCCGGCGTCTGCCGCAAGCCGTGCGATTGGGACACGGACTGCAGCGCGGCCGGCTACGGCGCGTGCGACTCGGACCCGGCCTGCACGGCCGCCAAACAGAGTTGCTACAAGGCGTGGGCCGGCGCGGTGAACGGCGGGCCATGCGCGGCGAGCGGCTGCAAGCTGACGGTCGCGCCGGACCGCAACGACGACAGCGCGCCGTGGCCGCACTCCGAGGCCAGCTGCGGCACCTGCACGGTCGCCGGCGGCGGCTTCACCTGCGACCAGTGGGCCGACGCCTGCGACGTGTACGCCGACACGTTGAAGGCGCTGCGCTGGGGTTTGCACCAGATGCCGGGTGGACTATAGAGCGCAACAGCCGAAGGAGGACAGCAGACCCATGGAGCCGCTATCCCTGCCGCGCGAGGAATGGATGCGCATGTACCGCGCCATCTCCAGCGCCGCCATGACGAAGTGCGACCTGCGGTTCGGCGCCGTGCTTGCCAAGTGGCGCCGCCAGCTGCAGCCGATGAACGACCTGGTGGCCGACATGCAGCGCACGGCGCAGCGGCAGCAGCGGCTGCTGCAGGAGGAACACTGCCTGCGCGACGACAGCGACGCGCCGGTGATGCAGGACACCGGCTACGTGATCGCGCCGCAGCACCGCGCCGAGCACGCCGAGGCCATCGAGAAGATCAACGATGCGCTGCGGGCGTTCATGCGCGAGGCCGAGACGCTGACCGAGATGCGCATGCCGTGGAGCTACGCGCCGCCGGAGCTGATGGCGGCCGAGATCGACGGCCTGTATCCGCTGTTCACCGGCGAGCCGCCGGACCCGCCGCCGGCCGCCAAGAAGAAGTGAGCAAGGTGCCGCCATGTTCGCCGCCGTCTATCTGTTCTTCACCGACCTGGAGTACTTCCGCGCCACCTTGGGCAGCCTGCGCTGCGGGAACCGCCTGCGCGGCCTGGTCGGCTCGGCCGGCGTCGCCGTGCTCACCGGCATCGTGCCGCTGTCCAAGCTGAGCGAGACGCTAGGCGATGTCGGCTGGTGGATCGGCGCCGGCCTGATCTGTGCGGCGTTCTTCCTGCGCAGCGGCGACAACACGCTGGACGTGCTGACCAACCTGACGCCCGAGAAGGCGCAGGCGCTGCGCGAGCAGCTGCGCGCGGCCGGCGTGCTGCGCACCGAGCACGAGATCGCCACCACGGTGGTGCAGGCCATCGACCCGCGCACCGCCGCGCAGGTGATCGAGAAGGCGGCCAACGTGCTGCCGGGCCTGCTGCGCCGATGAGCGCCCCGGCCGCCGAGCCGTGGGCCGACGCGCTGGCGGCGCTGGAAACGGCGCTGGCCGAGAAGCTGGGCGCCGCCGCCGCGTCACTGCTCGCGCAAGGCATCGACGCGCTGGTGGCCAGCCTGCGCGAGGCGCCGCTGAGCGAGCGCGTGGTGCGGCACGCCTTCGAGATCGCCAACGGCGTGCTGACCGACAACCCGACGTTCCCGCCCGAGGTGCAGCGCGACCTGGTGGTCGAGGGCATCCGCGTGCTCATGCGCAACCTGCACGCGACGCCGCTGGACCTGGGCGGCATGACCGTCCAGCAGCTGGCCATGCTCGCGCTCGCGCAGGCCGGCTACCAGGGGCCCGGTCTGCCGGCGTGAGCCTGGTGGTGCGCTGGCGCCACGGCGACGGCTGGCGCAGCCGTCGCATGGTGCAGCTGCGCGCGGCGCTGCCGGCGGTGCGCCGGCTGGCCAGGCTGACCGGGCGCCACGTGAAACCTGACCGTGAAACAGCGGCCGGCCTGCTCGGCCGCCGCCTGGCCGCGCTGCGGCGGGAGCAGCCGTGGGGCCGGCTGCCGGCCTGCGCCTGCGCGCCTGGCGTGTGGTGCGTTCCCTGTCTGGCCGCCGGCCGGTACGCCTGGCGGCCATAGCCTGGCCAGGCCGCACGCGCTGCCGGCCAGCCTGCCTGGCGGTGCCGGCGCCGGCCGCGAGCGCCAGGGAGGCTCCCTGGCCGCCAGGCGGCCATTCCTGGCCGGTGGCCGGCGGCGGCTCCCTGGCCGTCAGGGAGCCGCCAGGCTGCGCCGGCCGGCCGGCGGCGGCGCTGGTGTGGCCGGCCACGGCTGCGGCGCGCCTGCGGCCTCCCAGGCGGCCACGGCCACCGTTACGCCGGCCCGGCTGGCAGTCGGCGCCGGCCGCTTCTCCACGGCCAGCCTGGCCAGCTGCGCGTCGTCCCGCCACAGACGGCCGTTGCCGGCGTCGAGCACCGCCTTGGCCAGGTTGTCCGCGTCGGCCTCGCCGCGCCGGTACAGCACCGGCGGTGGCAACCAGAACACCAGGCACACGTCCAGCGGCCCCTCGGGCGGCGTGTGGTTGCCGGTGCACGCCTTCACCTGCCAGCCCACGTCCTCCTCCCAGGCCCGCGTCTCGGCCGGCGTGTACACCACCGGCCGGCGCAGCGGCCGGCCGCGCGGCGTGGTGGTGGCGAACCGGGGGCGTTGCTTGGCCACCGGCGCGCCCAGCACCTGCACCACGACGGGCAGCGGCAGCGGTGGTCCGCTGGGGGCCGGATCCACGCGCTGTCGCCGCCGCCGGGGCGCTGGGGTGCGTCTACGTCTCATCGTCGAGCGCCTGCGCGTAGCAGCCCTTGAACACCACCAGGTCCGACCCGACGCGCGCCAGCATGTCGAACTCGGCGCAGGTGCGCACCAGGTTGTCCAGCATCTCCAGGCCGCGCCGCTGCAGGTCCTCCACCTCCAGCTCCACCTGCGTGTCGCGCAGCGTGCGTCCGCGCCGCGTCTGGTGCAGCTTGTTCAACCACCCGGCCACGGCCCAACGGTGCGGCCGGCCGGCTCCGCTCACCAGCAGGTAGCTCATCCGCCGCGCTTCGGGATGACCCAGACTTCGACGTTCGGGTCGTTCTTGTCCGGCCGTCGCCGGGTGTTGGGGTAGCCGACGATGACGCACGGCTGCGAGTTGTACAGCTCCATCGCCTGATCGAACGACGGCGCCAGCGCGAACGACTGGTACTTCTCGCCGTTGTCACGCTGCTTCGTCCAGGCGGCGGCGAGCTTGATCCTGCCGTCTCGCCACTCCGTCATCGCGGCACCTGCAGGTCTCGCCAGTGCGCCGGGTAGCCGGCGGCCGTGGCCACGTCGTGCATCAGCGCCCGCAGCTCGTCGCGCAGCACGCGGCCCACCGCTGGCGCGGTGTAGCTGAGCGCATACGCGCCTTGCAGGATGCCGATGGCCTCTGCGGCGTGCCGGCCGTCACCATACGCCGCCAGGCTGCCGCGCGTCTCCACTTCACACTCGTGCGCCATCGCCACCCACGCCGCCACCAGGCCGACCAGCGCCTGCTCCGGCGCTGTCTGCGGTGCCGTCAGCGCGGCGGCGTGCTCGCGCTGCTCGGCGCTGCCGCGCAGGTGCCGCTCCACGTGCGCCACGTACGCCGCCGACACCAGCGACGACGCGCGCCGCAGCGCCTGCGGCGACATCACCTCCACGATCTGGTCCTGCCTCATGACTGCTCCGTCTCTCTCGCGCGCGGCAGGGCGTCGCGCGCGGCCTTGCGCGCCTGGTCAACGCGATCGGTGCGCGCGTCGTCCGGGGCGTCGTCTTGTTCCTCCAGTGCCGCCAGCAGCTCCTGTAGCACGCGCTCGTACCGCAGCCGCATGGCGTACTCCGTCGCCGTGGTCATCGCCACGTTAGCGGCGCGGTACGGGTCGCAGCGCGCTTGCTGCAGCAGTGTGCGCGTGCGCTCGAAGCATGCGCGCTGCTCCGCTGTCACCGAGAACAGCGGGTCGCGCGGGTCTGTGGTCTCTTGCATGGGCCTCCTCCTGTGGCCGCGCCGGCGGGCAGTGCCGGC